TACAGGCGCGAAAGTTTTAATTTATTTTCTAAGGAAAAATCGTGGCTAACAGTATTCTTACCATTGACATGATTACTCGGAAGGCTCTTGAGATTCTTGAGAACAACCTGGTAATCACCCGCAACGTGAACCGACAGTACGACGACAGCTTTGCTGTTAGTGGTGCAAAAATTGGTTCTACCCTGCGTATTCGCCTGCCTGACCGGGCACTGGTGACTGACGGTGCAGCCCTGCAAGTGCAGGACGATGCCGAGCAAAGCACCACCCTGACGGTGGCAAGCCAGAAACACATCGGCGTGAACTTCACCACCGCTGAGTTGACTTTGCAGTTGGACGACTTTGCAGAGCGGGTTCTCAAGCCCCGCATCTCTCAGTTGGCCTCCAGCATTGACGCTGACGTTGCTAATGCCTACAAAACCATTTTCAACACCGTAGGCACTCCCGGCACTTCTCCGGCTACCGCTTTGGTTCTGTTGCAAGCGCAGCAGAAACTAAACGAATCGGCCGCTGGTATGGCTCCACGCTACGCTACCGTCAACCCCGCAGCCAACGCTGGCTTGGTCAACGGCCTGTCTGGCTTCTTTAATCCCACCGACACCATCAGCAAGCAGTTTAAGAACGGCATGATGGGTACTGGCGTGTTGGGCTTTGACGAAATCAACATGAGCCAATCCATCAAGGTTCACACCACTGGCTCACGGTCTGGTACGATTTTGGTTAACGGTGCTGTTAGCACCCAAGGCCAAGCAACTATCAGCATTGACGGCCTTACTGGTGCAACTGACACAGTGACTGCTGGCGATGTGTTTACGATTGCTGGTGTGTTTGCAGTTAACCCACAAACCCGTGAGTCAACTGGTTCGCTCCAACAGTTTGTTGTTACCGCCGCACAAACTGGTTCTGGTAATGCTTTGGCAAACATGGCAATCAGCCCAGCAATCTATACCAGCACTAGCGCACTAGCTACCGTTGACAGCTTCCCTGCTGACAACGCTGCCGTGACGTTTGTTGGTACGGCTTCTACCGGCTATCCGCAGAATATGATTTACCACAAGGACGCAATAACATTTGCTACGGCAGATTTGGTTTTGCCAACCGGGGTAGATATGGCTGCTCGTGCGGTTCATAACGGTATCAGTTTGCGTATCATCCGTGATTACGACATCAACAATGACCGTATGCCTTGCCGTATTGACGTACTCTACGGTTTCAGCACTATTCGTCCTCAGATGGCTTGCCGTCTGTGGGGCTGATCTAACTCATTTGAAAGGAAATTATCATGGCACTCCCATCAGTCGGCGGCGGTTACCAATTCGGTGACGGCAATGTTAGTGAAATTGACATTACGTCAATCACGCCCCAAGCAGCAACTACAACCGCAACATTGACTGTGGCGCAAGTCACAAACGGTATTTTGGTTGCAACTCCTGGTGCAACTGCTGCCACTTACACTTTGCCTACCGCAGCGTTGCTTGATGCAACAGTGACTAACGCTAAGGTTGGGTCTAGTTTTAGGTTGGCAATCTTGAACCTTGGTACAGCCAGTGGTGTTTTGACCATTGCAGCAGGTACTGGCATTACCTTAAGTGGAACAATGACTTTTGCACTTACTGCGGTGGCGTCAACTTCGCCCTGCGGTGCTGGCGAGCTGCTGTTCTACAAAACTGGTACTGCTGCTTACACTGTGTATCGGATCAGCTAAATGGCAGTCATCTACCTACGTCACCCTGTGCATGGGAAGAAAGTTGCTTGCATGGAAGCAGAGGCCGTTTATGACGAAAAAAACGGCTGGGTGAGGTTTGATGTAGATGCGGTAGACGAGCCTGTCACGGTGAACGAAATGAAACGTCCCCGTGGCAGGCCCCGAGTTGAGGTTGCTGAATTAGGAGCATAGGGTATGACCACATCTGCTGGCGACCAGATAAACGGGGCGTTACGGCTCATTGGGATGTTGGCAGAGGCTGAGACACCTTCAGCCGCCACATCTGCTGACGCACTGTCGGCGCTCAATCAGATGATTGACTCATGGAACACTGAGCGGTTGTCAGTGTTCACCACGCAAGACCAGGTGTTTACTTGGCCTGTAAATCAAGCTACACGCACGTTAGGGCCAACAGGTAATTTTGTTGGCAATCGGCCTGTTTTGGTTGACGATGCCACCTACTTCAAAGATACCTCAAACGGTACTTCATATGGCATCAAAATAATTAACGAGCAGCAGTACAACGGCATTGCTGTTAAAAACACAACCAGCACCTACCCGCAGGTGCTGTACGTCAACATGGGCTATCCCGACATTACGATGACGGTGTACCCTGTGCCTACTTCGCCACTTGAATGGCACATTGTATCGGTGGAGGAATTGACACAACCAGCAGTGCTGGCAACTACGCTGTCATTCCCACCAGGCTACCTACGGTGTTTTAGGTTCAACTTGGCCTGTGAACTTGCCGCTGAGTTTGGCGTCGAGCCAAGCCCACAGGTGCAGCGAATTGCCATGACCTCCAAGCGCAACATCAAGCGCATCAACAACCCTGACGATGTGATGGCAATGCCTTACGGCATAGTCGCCAATCGTCAACGCTATAACATTTATAGCACAATTTTTAGGATAATTTTATGACTACCGTTGCCATCTCTGGTCTGCCCGTTGCCACCGTCATCAACGCTGCCGATATTGTTCCGTTTGTCCAAACTGGCACAACCAAGAGCATCAGCAAGACCTTGCTGTTCACCAGCCCGACAATTACAAACCCAACAGTTAGCACGGGAACATTTACCAGCCCTGCATTAGTTACACCAGCAATCGGTGCAGCTACAGGCGCTAGTCTTGTTCTGAGTGGTGCAGCAACAGCCGCAACCGTCGCCGTATCAAACATTACAGGCACAACGGCAGCAGCAAATACATTAGGAATCACAGCCAATGTACTTGCAACACCAAAAGCCATAAGTTTTGTTGCTGCTGGTTTAATTAAAACTATTACCGTACCAACCTTGTTTAGCACTGGCGGCGGCGAAATAACTTTAATTCCAACTGCTGCTTTTACTTGGGACGCAACAGGAAACATCGCTGTGGCAGGCACTGCTGTAATTAGCCGAGCATTGACAATGACATACGACTCTTTTACCGCTAAGTTTTATCCCAGCTACGTCTGACATGAAATCACCCATCCTTGGCAGCGCCTATGTTGCCCGGAGCGTCAATGCTGCGGATAATCGATGCGTCAACCTGTTCCCAGAAGTTATTTCAGACGGAGGGCAGACAGGCGGGTTTTTGAACCGAGCGCCTGGGCTTGACTTGCTGGTGACGGTTGGGACAGGGCCAATACGGGGCTTGTGGACGTTTAACGGCGTTGGCTATGTAGTTAGTGGCACTGAACTCTACAGCCTCACAACGGCCTATGTAGCCACCTTGCTTGGCACGGTAGTAGGTACTGGCCCTGTCAGCATGAGCGACAACGGCACTCAGTTGTTTATTGCAGCCAACGGGCCGGGTTACATCTACAACAGCAGCACCTTAGTCTTTGCCCAGATCACAGACGTTGACTTTGCTGGCGCATTGATTGTTGGCTACTTGGACGGCTACTTTGTCTTCATCCAGCCAGACAGCCAAATATTCTGGGTGACGCAACTGCTGGACGGTTCATCGGTTGACCCACTTGACTTTGCCAGTGCCGAGGGTTCGCCTGACGGCCTGGTCAGCATGATTATTGACCACGGGCAAATTTGGCTGTTTGGCACTAACTCGGTTGAGGTCTGGTACGACTCTGGCGCTGCCGACTTCCCCATGACCCGTATCCAAGGCGCGTTTAATGAGATTGGTTGCGCTGCGGCTTTTTCGGTTGCCAAGCTAGACAACGGCATCTTCTGGCTAGGCGCAGATGCGCGAGGCCAAGGCATCGTTTATCGGGCCAACGGCTACACCGGCACTCGAATCAGCACTCACGCTATTGAGTTTGCCATTGCCCAGTACGGCAACATTTCTGACGCTATTGCCTACACCTACCAGCAAGAAGGCCATGCTTTCTACGTCCTGACATTCCCAACCGGCAACGCCACTTGGGTCTACGATGTGTCCACCCAAGCATGGCACGAACGAGCTGGGTTTGAAAACGGTTTGTTTACCCGCCACAGGTCAAACTGCCAAATGGCGTTCAACAGCCAAATTGTGGTGGGCGACTACCTTAACGGCAACATCTATGCGTTTGATTTGGATGTGTACGCCGACAACAGCAGCATCCAAAAGTGGCTGCGCTCATGGAGAGGCTTGCCAACTGGTCAGAACAACCTCAAGCGAGTGGTGCATCACACCTTGCAACTTGACGCTGAAACAGGCGTAGGGTTGGGCGTATATCCAGAGCAAACTGCTGACGGCATTATTACTGAGTTGGCAAACGTCCCAGCAGCCGGGCCAAGCTACCAACTCGTTGCCGAGTTTGACTGGGAGTATCTGGCAACAGAGTTGGGCGAGGAAATCATCACTGAACCGTCTTTGGGCCTGCCGGGTGAGTACCTAGTGACGTTTGCCTACTCTGGCCCAGACATTGACGGGGCTGATATTGTTACCGAGTCATTTCCAGCCACACCAGGCTACGACCCGCAAGTCATGCTGCGCTGGAGCGACGATGGCGGTCACACCTGGTCAAGTGAGCATTGGACTAGCATGGGCAAGATCGGTGAGTATGGCTACCGCACGTTCTGGCGGCGGCTTGGCTCATCCAGAGATAGGGTCTACGAGGTCAGTGGCACTGACCCGGTAAAGATTGTCATCATGGGCGCTGAGTTGGTGTTAAGTCCAACATCAAGCTAATATGTCAAACGTCACCCAAATTCCTGCGCCTCGGGTTGCTTTTACAGAAGACGGGCAGATCACGACCCAATGGTTTCGTTGGCTCAACAACGTCTATACCATCACCGGCTCTGGCCTTGGCATCACGCCAGTAGTCAACGGCGGCACGGGCCTTGGCACAATTCCCACCAATGGGCAACTGCTGATTGGCAATGGCACGGGCTACGCCCTGCACACCCTGACTGCCAGCACAGGCATTACCGTGACCAACGGCGCAGGGACTATCACAGTGACCAACAGCCTGCCAGACCAGACAGTGGTGCTGACGGGCGCAGGCACAACGGTAGTGACAGGGACTTACCCAAGTTTCACAATCACCAGCAATGATGCTTTTGTGGGCACAGTCACATCGGTAGGCGGCACAGGTACGGTCAACGGCATCACACTGACAGGCACGGTTACTACTGCTGGCAGTTTGACCCTTGGCGGTACGCTGAGTGGGGTTAGCCTAACCACGCAAGTTACTGGCGTTTTGCCCATAGCTAATGGTGGTACGGGTACAACTGGTATTGGGACAGTTTTTGCCAGCCTGACAACCAACGTATCTGGTATCCTGCCGGTAGCCAACGGCGGCAATGGCCTGGGCGCTGCTTACACCGTGGCAACCCTGCCAGCAGCTGGTACGCAAGGCCGCAGGTCATGGGTGACTAATGCTTTAGCCCCAGCGTTTCTAGCGGCCCCAGTGGGCGGTGGTGCGGTGGTTTGTCCGGTGTTTGACAATGGCACGGCGTGGGTGGTTGGGTAACAAGGAGAACGATTATGGGTTGGGGTCAACTATTAGGTGGTGCAGCGGGTTTATTTTTTGGTGGCCCAGCAGGCGCTCTTGCTGGCGCTGCTCTTGGCGGCGGTCTTGACGAGGCTACAGGCGGTGGGCAAACTGGCGCTGCGCGTGAAGCGGCGCAGATTGCAAATGCTTCTAGCGACCGTGCTTTGGCGTTGCAACAACGTATGTATGATCAAGATATTGCTAGGCAGCAACCTTTTTATCAGGCAAGCGTCAATGCACTTCCAGGCTACCTCAAAGGCATAGCCGCAGGCGGCGAGTATGTTCGGCCTTTTACGATGGCTGATTTTGCTGAAGACCCTGGCGCTCAATATGCAAAACAAAAAATGTTTGATGACTACGCTGCCCAGCGATCCGCGCTTGGGTTACGCGATTCTGGCCCTACGCGCTTGGGTATATTAGAGGCAAGTAGAAACATTTCTAATTTAAATTATAGAAATTCGCTAAACGATTTTTTAAAAAATCAAGAGTTACGCCGAAGTGCTGCTGCTGGTGTAGTTGGCTATGGCCCAACTTCCAATGCACTAGCAACCACAGCCGGTCAAAATTACGCTACCAATGCTGGAAATTTAATGACTAACCAAGGCTATAACACTGGCAACGCTTATTTAGCCGGAGAACGTGCAAGACGATCATCCTACGGCGACATAGGAAAAGCCCTTGGGTCTGGTGGGTTTGGTAGTCTCCAAACTGGCTTTAACAATATGTTTGGTGCTAGGCAACCTGCATCTTCAGCATCAACGTATATGCCTTCTGGTGGGTATGACCCTTACCTACCCTATGGCTATAACAGTTAAGGACACATTATGGCACTTAATTTTGAACTTTTAAACCAAGGTGGGCCAACAAATTTCTTTGAAGGCTATTCACAAGGCCAAGAGAAAATGCAGGCTAATGCTTTGGCCCAGCAGAGGGCAACGCAGGCCCAGCAAGAGTTTGGTATGCGTCAGCAGGAGTTTGCCACTGGTCAGGCTGAGAAGAAACGCCTGTCTACCGCTGCCATAGTCACACAAAAAACAGCTTCTGCAAGGGAAGCAATACTTAACGCCCGTACTCCAGACGATGCTCGTGCAATTGAACGAGCGCAACACGCCGACGAATACCTTGGCCCAATTAGGCGACAGTTTGGCAGCTTAGAAGCAGATTTGGCTGATATTCCTGATGACCTTACTGCTTTTAATCAGTGGAAATTAAAACAAGCATTAGGTGCAGCTAAATTTATTGAACGAATGGATGCTGACGCACAGTTTGCCGCTGCTATGGGCCGCGCTCCTGCTGCGGCTACGCCTGCGGCTGCTGCGCCTCCTCCCGCTGCTGCTGCACTTTCGCCTACTGTTCAAAAGTCCATAGACGACATGGTAAGCAGAGGTATTCCCAGAGAAGCTATCACTACTGGCCCAGAAGGACAGGTATACGTTGGGTCTTATGGTTCAAACGTTGTTGGCGAACCAATAATGGAGCAGTATCGAACACCAGAAGGAAGTCTTGCTACTCGTCCTCAAGCGCCGCTAACACCTCTAAGGGTAGCTGCTAACCAAATGGCTCCTAGCCCCGTTAACGCAATGATTCCGCAAGCACCGGCTGCGCCGCCAAATGAATTGCAAGGACTAATTGACCAAAGAAATAGGTTGTCAGGACTTTCTGAACAAACGCCTAGAGTTAAAGCTAATATTGAAAACTTAAATAAAGACATTGAACGGCTGAGTAAATCTAAAGCAGAAATTGTAAAAGTAATTGGTGTAGCAACTGGAACTAAGAATCCAGTTTATCTAGATGTAAACACTGATGAACAATATACTTACGTTACTGGAACAGATGGAAAACAAACAAGGAAATTGTATTCTGGCGGTGTTGATAGATCAACTAGTAATGTAACTGCAACAGCTAATGCTAGGTTACCTCCTTTAGAGAGCGCTGAACAAAAAGGTAAAGGCGAATTAAATGTTAATTTATACAAAGTAATTTCCGATGCAGCTAGATTAGCAACAAAAACTTTGCCTGCATTAGAGACACAAGCAAAAATTCTTGACTCAGGATTTAATACGGGTTTTGGAACGGCGGCTCAAAAAGCTGGTGCATCAGTACTGTCTGCATTGGGTGTGCCAGAAGCTACTAAATTTGCTACTGACGCGCAAACATTTTTGGCTGCTACTCAACAAGCTGTTTTGCAAAAGCAACTTGAGCAAAAAGGCCCACAAACCGAGTCCGATGCAAAGCGAATTACGGATACGGGGGCACAACTTGGCAATACTGTTGGCGCCAATCGTTTTATAATTGATGTAGCAAAAGCCCAATTTAAACGCGATTTAAATCAAAGAGACTTTTTTGATAAATGGTGGGCAAAAAATAAAACTTACGAAGGCGCAGAGAACGCTTGGTTTGGCGGCGAAGGCGGTAAATCATTGTTTGACGCCCCTGAACTTACAAAATACGTTGCATCTAAACGCAGCGAAGCTGACGCAATTCTTAAAAGGAACTGAATATGGCTACCGCTGACGAATACGCTGAATGGATTGTTAAGAATAAATCTCTTAAGGGTACGCCCGACTTTAATACAGTTGCTAAAGCCTATGAAGAAGCAAAAGCAGCCGAATCTGCGCCTGCGTCTACATTAAAGATTGTTACTAGCGCACCATACAAAGCAATAGCGGGTGCTGCGGATATTTTTTTAACCGCGCCGCAAAACATAGCAAACTTAGCCAAAATGGGCTACGGAGTTGCGGCTACTGAAATGGGACGCCCAGATTTAGCGCCAGAAGTTACTGCTCCAAATCAACCAACATCGGAACTGTTTCAGCGTATTGGGTTAATTGAACCAGTACAAGGCAAAACTACGCCGTTTCAACGAGGGTTGGACGTTGCAATTCAAGGCGCTACGGGAGCATTGATGGGTAGTGGGCCTGCTATCCGCGCTGCTGCACCTACGTTAATGGGTCAAACTCGCGCAGCGGGGACGATGGCTGCTATGGGTGGCGGTGCTGGGGCTGCTGGGCAAGCTGTTACTGAAGTGACTGGAGAACCGCTATTTGGGGTTGCTACATCTATGACTGTGCCTGGGCTTGCCATTGGCGCTGCGCGCGCTCGGCAGGCCAACCTGCAAGCCCAGCAGCAACGCAACGCAGTGCGTGATTTGACAATTCGGCAAGCACAGCAAGAAGGTTACCTTATTACACCGGGCAGCGTTACACCTAACACACAAAACGTGTTGCTTGAAAGACTAGGAGGCAAGACAAGAACTCAACAAATTTTTGCGTCAGAGAATCAACAAGTTACTGATAGGCTTGCACGACGAGCAACAGGAATTGGTGATACTGATCCGTTGACTAGCGCCAATATGCAAAAGGTAAGAAGGCAAGAATATCAAAGAGGATATGAACCAATCAATAACATAGGCGTAGTAAATACAGATCAAAATTTTGGTAACGCCTTAAATAATGTGTTGGCTGCATATACTGGCCCTGGGCGATCATTCCCTAATGCAATTCCGCAACCCGTACAAGATTTGGTGCAAAGTTATCGCGTTGGTCAGTTTAATTCTGCCGATGCAATAGGCGCAACACGAACTTTGCGGGATGCCTCACGCTCAAATATGGCGCAAGGTAATAATGAATTGGGGTTGGCTCAACGTGCTATTAGCAATGCGTTAGAAGATCAAATTGAGCGCACTTTGCAAAACGCCAGCAATCCAAACACACAGGCAATGCTAGATCAGTTTCGGGCGTCACGGCAACGTATGGCAGTTAGTCACGCTGTAGAAGATGCTATTGTTCAAGGTGGTGGCTCTGTTAATGCTCGACAATTAGCAAATGATCTGCAGGTTAGAGGAAGATATTTTAGTGGCGATCTTGATTTAATTGCGAGGTTTGCAAACATAGCAAGACCCGTAATGACGCCTCCAGGAGCAACCGGGACTCCCGGTGGAGGCTCAATGCTTGGGCCTACTTTGGGTGGGGGCCTTGGGGCTGGCACAGCGGCTCTTTTTAATCTTGGGCCAACAGGAGTCTCAGCGGGGGCCATGTTGGGCGCAGCAGCACCAAACATAGTGTCCGCTGGAGCCAGAAGTTATTTGCAATCCCCTATGGGACAAAGACGAGCGTTACCCACATACGACCGCCCCGGCGTTAACGCGCTTGCGGCTAGTAACGAAGCCCGATTGCGTTCGTTAATGGGTTTGCCAACTTTTACCAACCAACCCAGAGAAGTCACTAACGCTATGGAAATTTTAGGCGGTTCACAATGACACCCGAAGACCGCGCCCTACTTGTCGGTGAACTGACCTCTGTCTTGCGTGAGCGCAGGTCGGACAACATCCTCTCACCTGAAGAACTGGCGTGGGTGAAGAACGCCATCAAAGCGCAGAACGACATGGAAAAGCTGCGGAAGGCCATCATTGAGAAGACACTCGCCGGTCTGATCTGGGCGGCTATCCTTGGCCTAGGCTATCTGGTTGTTGACTTCTTCCGAAACCACGGGCTAAAGATATGAACTACTACCTTAATGCCTTCAATGAGATGCTGCGTAAACGGCAGGAAAACCAGATGGGGGATGGACGCAGCGCCAATCCTCAGTTCGACGCCATGTCCAACGCTGAAAAAGCCGCCTACTACAGCAACAACCCTACGATGGCGGCGATCACGCAAGGCTTGCAGAAAGGGTTTGGCATGACCAGTTACGGGATGCTGCAAAACGCCCTAGTGCCAGATTTTGTGCGAGAGCAGGGCATGGTAGCCCGTGGGATTGACCCTGGCATTGGAATCCAAGGCCAAGGCACGACAGGTCAAACAGGCTTGTACGGCGACCAGTTTGCGGGTATGCCTGCGCCAAAATCCTCTGGTTTTATGGACACACTGGGACGGATGTTTGGTGGTTCTTCAGTGTCTTTGGGGCCAGCGCCGGTTGAAGATCGGACGGCATCACTTACGCCAACAGGAATGGCAGCAGCAGCGCCAGGGGTAGCAGAGGCAAACGCTGCTGGATATGACTCTGGCATGGGCAACTTTGGTGGCGGCTCCAACAGCTTTGGCGAAGGCCAATACAACCAAGGCGGCATGGTTCACGCCCAGCACCTAATGGGACGCGCCCCTGCACCGGACGATGGCTACGGGGCGCTACAGGGCGGTGAGTACGTCATCACCAAGGCGGCGGTGGAGAAGTACGGCAAGGCAATGATGGATGCTATCAATAATGGCACTTTTCGTTAGTTATGGAATTTTTCGAGGCACTGGCAAAGGGTTGGCCTATGCTGTTGGCGTTGATAACGCTCATCATTGTGCTTGCCAAGATGGATATCAAAATCGCTGTGTTGGAAGAAAAAGTTAAATCGCTGTTTGAGATTTTTAACAGGAAAGACAAATGATTGACCCGCTAACCGCCTTTGCAGTGGCGCAAGGTGCAATCAAAGGGGTGCAAGCAGCTATTAAGATGGGCAAGGACATCAACGCCATCAGTGGCGACTTGATGAAATTCTTTGAGGCCAAGGATGTCATTGCGAAAGAGTCAGTAAAGAAGAAGCCAAAAGGGTTTGGTCAGAGCGATACGGCGGTGGCGTTTGAAACTGTGATGCAACTCAAGCAGTTGCAAGATGCAGAGAATGAGTTAAAACAGATGTTGATTTGGTCTGGCAATGACGATGTTTGGAACGCCATCATGCTTGAGCGCAACAGGATGGTGGCAGAGCGCAAAAAGGCAGAGGCTGAAGTGGCTCACGCCAAGGCAATCAGGGCAGAAGAGATTAGCGACATTATTAACATTGGATTGTGGGCCTCGCTGGTGGCGTCTATCGTTGGACTGGTGGCGTATTTGACTTGGCAAATTGTTGGAGATGGCAGATGAAAGCCAAGCTCACTTTCTTTGTCACTTTGATGGTCAGCATGACCCTGTGTATTGTTGTTCTGTCAATGTCTGGTGTCATGTTGCTTGGACTGTTTGACGACAAGGTAGACAACAACAAAATTTTTGAACTTGTTGGCCCTGCATTTCAAACCATTGTCGGTGGCTTTATCGGCCTGTTGGCTGGCGTTAAATTATCACACGAGGACGAAAAGAAATGCTAACCCTACTCTCCACCCTGATCTCCTTTCTTGCTGGTGGCCTGCCCAAACTGCTGGGTTTTTTCCAAGACAGGGCAGACAAGAAACATGAGATGGCAATGGCCCAACTCCAGATCGAGCGTGAACTGGAGCTACGCAAGGCTGGCTTTGAAGCCCAGCAGCGAGTAGAAGAGATCAAAGTCGAAGGTCAGGCCATCGAAGCCGAAGCATCAGAACGAGCCGCACTCTATGCCCACGACATAGCAATAGGACAGGGTGCAAGCCAGTGGATGATCAACCTGCGATCCGGTGTGCGCCCGATACTGACATACGGATTCTTCCTACTGTTTGCGTTTGTTGAGATCGGCGGGTTTGTCTACGCATGGCAGCGGGACATTGCTTTTGATGTGTTGATTGCCAAACTGTGGGACGCTGATACTCAGATTATCTTCGCCAGCATCATCAGCTTCCATTTTGGTGGACGGGCGTTTAAAGGTGGCAAAGATTGAAAGTCTCAGATCGCTGCAAAGAGATGATCAAGCACCATGAAGGCGTGAGGTTTAAACCATACCGTTGCCCAGCAAAACTTTGGACTGTAGGAGTAGGCCATGTTTTATACCCGGATCAAGGACGTTTACTACTGGATCAGAGAGACGCTTTCCCGCTGGAACAAAACGATAACCGTACTTTTTCAGCGGGGGAAGTAGATGGAATCCTTAGTACTGATCTCCAGCGATTTGAGGTTGGGGTCGCCCGACTTTTTCCTGTGGTGCTTACCGCAGGTCAGAACGATGCTCTCGTCAGCTTTGCTTTTAATCTGGGTTTGGGGGGCGTACAGCGATCAACCCTCCGTCAGAAGGTTCTTCGGGGCGAGACGCAAGAAGCTGCCGACGAGTTCTTGAAGTTTACAAAGGGCGGTGGCAAGGTGCTGCCTGGCCTGGTCAAGCGCCGAAATGACGAACGGGCGCTGTTTCTCTCATAACCGCCCGGTAAGCCTCAATCGCATCCTTGAGGTCACCCCGCAACTGCTCAAGCTGGTCTTGCTGCTGCCGCAAGCGCAGGTAGGCTTCAAGCGCGAACTTGTTTAAATTCGCCCGCTCCCAAGTGCTGAAGGTAGGGGTCATTTAGGATGTGGGCAATCGTCTGGTACAAAAGCTAGACAATGCACCGCTGCGTACTTGCTTCTTGACTTCTCCCACCTATCAATGTAAGTGTCAGGCATCAAAGCCAAGCTACGGCTGACACCTGTTGGCGTCAAGTTCAGCGCAAGGGCAAGTTCCAAAGCAGTCATGCCATCAGGCGCTTGGGCCAAGGCATCCCTAATCTTTTTTGAGATTACCACGGCGCATCCTCATGGTTGTCAGGGTTAAACGGAATTGGTTTGCTTGGCAAAGTTGGGGGCAACTCGGTGGGGAAGGGCCAGTTATCTATGATTGCGCTCCTTTAAATTTTCTTGTATGTCTTTTGCCAAAACTATTAAAGCAGGCATTTGATCGTAACTGGGCCACCAACTTGCAAGCGCCCTGATCTCATCATCCGTCAGCCCAACCCACGGGCGCTGTGCTGCTTTCCACTCCGCAACAAAGGCAATGGCGTCCAGCCCGTACTCGTCCAAGATGTTTCTAATGCCTTCCCACCC